TCATTCCTTCTTGATTTTACACTCGTAGATGTAACGTTCGTTGGACTGAGATTTCCATTCGGAGATGATGGTAGTGATATCCTCGGCAGAGGCATCTTTAATATATCGTTCTTCTACAACATCCCAAGCCTTGCCTTTGTTGCCACTTTTCAAGAATGTAATGGTGTAGTTTGCGAATACGGCAGACTTGCCCGGTTGCTTTTGCATAGCTCCATCAAATAAATTGTAAAGGTTGACGAGCTTTTTCCCATCAGCATCACTAATTTTTAAATCGGTATATGCATCCGTAAAATATACCCTAACAAGTCTAACTATATTCTCGGAAAAGTAAGATAATTCTCCGGAGTATGTTGCCGAGATGCCCCATGCTCCACTACCCATCAATCCAGTAGCGCCTCCTCTTCGGGAACCATGATAAATAGAAATCGAGGTGAATTTCCCGATAACATCATCTGTGCTTTTAAACATCAGTTTTTCGTCCTCGCCTATGACCACAGCGCCGTCATAGAACATTTTGAAGTCTAATAACTGATGGCCGTTCTGCATTCTGAATCTAACGTGGACCTTTTTGTTGCAGAGGCTTTCCCAGGATGTAATCAATGTTCGCTGCTCTGTGAACTCATCAATCTCGTCAGTCTCTATCTTCATGGCGTCCGCCACAATCGGGATGAAGAGAGACAACAATAGCAACAGTGCCTTAATTTCTTTCATTGCTTTTATTTTTTTTCAATTCGGGTTTCCAATTGCGAGATACGATTGCTTAAAGTTGCAATTGTATCGTTTTTTGAGTTTATGGTGTCTTGGAGGGTTGCGATGGTATCAAGCAAAGAGTTGATTCTTTCCAGCTCCTTGCTTTGAGATTTCATCATTTCTCCCGTATCCCTCAGAAACCAGTCAGCCGAAATCTCGGGGAATGCTGCAAGTGTATTCCGAATGACTTTTGAAGATGGCTCTGTTCCCTTTTGAAACATCGAACCAATCACCGACTGAGTGACGCCTATTTTTATTGCAAACTGCCTATCCGACAATTTATATGTAGAGATAATATCTCTGATTTTGGCATTAAGTGTCATCATTACGCAAACGCATATACGTTAACAAAACTTAAAACTGCAAAAATAAACGTGCTTACGTTTGCTTATTAACGTATTTACGTTTAACTTTGCATCAACTTCTAACGAACACTACAAATATAGTGCTTTCGGTTGGAATTGCCAAATAACATAATCAACAAAATATAAGCACAATGGCAAAAACAGAAACCCCGATTGCAGTAATCGCCGAAGACCTGGGCTATCAGATTTCGCTCTGCGAGGACTCGCTGATAGAAAGCGCGCGGACGATGGCGATGCTGAATATCGATGCCCGGGAATACAGGGAGGCGTGGGAAAGCGTAGCCTCTGTAAGCGCCGCGCTCATGCAGTTCAAAACCCTTGAAGCCTGCATTGAAAGCAAAGATGAAAAGAAGACGGAGAACTTCCTGCGCTACACGGTACATCGGATTCGCCAGAACGAGGGCGAGCCTGGAGCAGACATGGTCGCCAACGGAATGCGCATCATCTTCGACGCATTCAACTACTACCTTACCTACTTTGAAGAATAATAACCCGGCTTAAGCCCCAACCCTCACCCTACAATGGACGTAAACACATCATATCGGTACAAGGCGATAAACACAACCTCCTACAACAGCCTCGCAGCCTATATAGCGACTGTGCCTCCGACGGCCGCTGTAACCGCCACGCTCCACCCCGCCCTTTCTACAATCGTGGTCTCCGGCAATTTCGTGGCAGATGTAAACAGATTCATCGACGAGGAGAATCTTGAGTTTCACATCAACCCCATAGCGGTACACGCCGAGAATCTCGGAGAGGTGATTGACAACGAGACCACCGATGCCGCCACCCTCCGCAAAATCATCTACTCGATGATGGAGAAGAAACGCCAGTCGGACGAGCAACACGAGGAGGAGGCGAAGTCGCTCCACAGCGACCTCTTTAAATGCGAGGCCGACCTCCTGGAGGCCCAACGCCTCCGCGACAGTTACCGCGAACAGTGGGCGCGATGCCGCGCCGAACTCACACGGGTACGCAAGCAGGTAGAAGCAATCGCAGTAATGCAGCAGTCCATCTTCCCCAAGAAATAACCACCGCCAAAGTCAAACCATACCATAGGCCGCTCAGGAGTGAGCAGATGGCCCAGGGTCAAGAGAGGCCCGGCCCCGGAAGGGGCTTCAGCAGGGAGTGTAGACAATCTCGATCGGATAGAGGCTCGCTTACAAAGGCGAGAGGTTGCAGGTTCGATTCCTGCCGCTCCCACAGCTTAGTAGAGTTAAGCCAAGAAGAGTACCTTGACATTCTGGAATATTCCACTGCATAACGCGGTCACGCCCTACGGATGATGCCGATGCAGTGATGAGCAGAGCAACAGACTTTCAGTCGGAGCACTGATAACGGGTTGCCTGCGATAAGAAATAACTCCCGGTGCTTATGCCGAAAATGACCGGGAGCGGGTTGAGTCGTGTCCGCCCGTGGCAAATGGACCGAGTGATAATAGATAATTCCAAAAATGAATCATTTACATAGGGCGATGATAGAGAGGGCGAAAGCGGCAACCGATATAACGGTGTTGACCCAGGACTGAATGATTTTCATCTTATGCTCAAACAACTCTTTATCATGTTTCATCTCTTCATCCTTGAAGTAGTTGAGATTCTCTCTGCCATAAGGCGTAATTTCATAATGCTTGAAGGGTTTCTCTTTTGCGAACCCTTTCTCGACAAGGTGCTGTGCCACTTTTTCAGCAGCTTCATAGGGACTGGTTGCTTCCGCAATCTTACTAACGTGAAGATTCTCTGACATGGCAAGTGCGTTTATTGCCCGATGGCAGGCATGATTCATTTTTTATCCATATTGTTATTTTTTGTTTGGCAACGCAAAGATAACAAAATCCGGTGATTTTCACCTAAGAACGGTGTAGCTCAGTCGGCAGAGCGGTCTACAATGCAGACACGTCGGCGGTTCGAGTCCGCCCACCGTTCCTCATTGACAGAGAGACGAAACAATCAGCGGTACAAGTGGAGCGGCCAAAGTAGCCGCAGCAGCGAGTACAGCCGCGAAAAGAGCCCACCTCCGGGCCGAGTGTGATTCAGTTTCCGATGATGCCACCCTCTCCCTCAGCAGAGTGATTTCGTCTCGGTGGCTATCGGCAACCGATGCAAGTTCTATACGGAGGCCGTTAACCTGCTCCCGAAGGGTATGTGTCTGCTCTTTAAGTGCCCGTGTCTGCTCTTTAAGTGCCTTTACTTGCTCCTCCAGCACAGCCGCCTGTCGTGCTGCGGCTATATCGGCGTTATAACGTGCCTGGCGCTCCTGCTCAATGCGCTGCTTCTCATTGATGAAGTCAAGTATCAGATGCTTTTCGATAGAGCCATAGCCTCTGATTCTGTGTCGGATTCTACATTCTTCCATGATTCTTTTTGCTGTGGGTTTGTCGCAACTCAAGTGCGCCATGACTTCCTCCTCAGTCCACATCTCAATCTGAGGAGCGTCGGTTCTGTAAGCTCTCATAATCGTTGGTTTTTTGTTTTGCTCCACAAAATTAACGATTTCCGGTGATTTTCACCTAAGAACGGTGTAGCTCAGCAGGTAGAGCGGTCTGTAAACAGATGCGTCGGCGGTTCGAGTCCGCCCATCGTTCCTAACTTAATAAAAATATGGAAACAAAAATTAGTGTCAATCTCAAAGACCAAACATTTGATTTGGAAATTCGTGGAGCATCCCTTAGTCACATGAATAACCTGTCGGCCATCGAAGAAGCCGTGGCCGACAATCTTAAAGCAAACCTATTGCTGTTAGGAGCAGACCCTTGTAAAGCGGAGGAGGGCGTTAATCTTCTGCTTCAAGGAAAGTACGGTATTCGAGATATTTTGAGAGTATGTCTCGGAGATTGATGAAGTCGTAATATGACCCTTGTTCATATTCCCTTAGCTCCAAAGTCTTGATATAAAGCGGATGCTGGGGTGAGTCTGAGAATAAAAGCAATTTTACGTCTGTAAGGAGTTCAATGTATTGTGATGTAACTTCTTTTTCTGCGATATACTCGGATGCCCAAAATGAAGTGTCCTCATTGCGCACAAAGGAGTCTAAGATAGATTTGACTTTGTCGAGCAGCTCATTAGTACGATTAATATATTTACTCATAGTCATTAACTTTTGGTTTGGTTGCTGCAAAGTTAGTGATTTTCTGTGAACGGTGTAGCTCAGTTGGTCAGAGCACTCGTAAGAGAGGCCGGCGGTTCGATTCCGCCCATCGTTCCTAACTCTAAATCACAAAGCAGATGAAAGCGATAATCCAAACTATTACAAAGACTTATCGAACAACTGAAAATGTTCGACTTAGCGGCCGATTGTACGAAACTGTCAAGAGAATAGATGCACGAACAAGCAAGACCACCATTCTCGGTGTTCCTGTACTCACAAAATTCTCTATTGACGGAGAAGAGAAAATCGTGAAGTTTTGCGGGATTCCTATAATATCGTTCCGCCGGGAGTTATGGGATCACCTTTCTGAATAGAATCCTTGATTGCTCCGTAGCTCATAGACAACGAGACTGGCTTTTGAGCCGTATTAACAAAGTGTAATACAATCATTTTTCTGCGATCCTCAATTGAGGCGATGGCAGAAAGATTAACAAGGTGTCGATTCCCTGCATTGTCAGAGATTTCTATAAATCTTGTCATAATCACTATTTTTGGTTTGTTCACTACAAAGTTAGTGATTTTCTGTGAATGGCGTAGCCTCCGGGCGATAGCGGTCAATGCAGGGTCGTCGCCTGCCGCCATTCCTGAATAATAAGTAATTATATCATAATGGAACAGAAAATAAGAACAGCCGTTCTCGGCTATGCCATGGAGCTCCGAAAGATGAAGGTCGGTGACATTGTGGCATTCCCCCTCCCCAAGTACAACTACAATTCCGTCCGGGCGTCTTGCAGTTGTACTCTTGCAGCCGAATTGGTAGATGGATGGAAGTTTAAGACAAAAAGAGACTTTGACAACAAGCGGGTGCTTGTAATCAGAACAGCATAGCCTATGGGAAAGTGTCTTATAACATCGGTCAATCCGGCCGAAATCATGTTGGAGAATATTTTCCGTGTCATGGAGCGTGAGATATTCTGCAAGGATACATCCGCCAAGATTGTAGGCGGCGCCAAAAAGCTTGAGGATTTAATTGCCGCCGGCAAGATACGCGCCGAAAAGGGCTGCAACGCCCAAAACAGCAAATGGCGATGCAATGCAGCCGACGTTCTGCGGCATTGCCGGAACATGAGAGATAAATAAGCTATCTGCAAAAGCCCGTGAGGGTGGCATACGAATGTGTAATGACAACGTTGCCTTTGAGTGCCCGTGAGGGTCGTGGCGACAACTTCTAACGAACCCCGGCAGCCGGGCGGGCAATCCCGGCTACATGGAGGTGGTAAACGCTGGCGCCAAGCGCGATAGTGGTTAATGTGGGTTCGACTCCCACCGCCTCTACAACCCCTATTTTAGAATAATATCATTAACTGCCGGACAGTCTGTGAAGATAGTCCGGTTTCTCTTACGGGAGAATTGCACACGGCAAGTGCTACCAGTAGAGGCTGGCGTCGGTAAATACGGGTATGGGCATCGCACAGGGCGACGGGACGCATATCGAATAGCTGACAAGTTGGTTCGAGTCCAACTCTCCCGACTACATCATCAAAACACATCATCAATATGGATAAACCGACAAAGACTGTGCGTGTCAGTGCCGGTACTCGTATCTATTACATTGACGCGCACAAAGACAAAAAGGGTCAGCCCTATATCTCTATCTCTGAGATTCCGATAGACCGCAGTCCCGGCAAAAAGGAGCGACAACGAATCTTCATTCATACTGAAGATATAGACAAGTTCACCGCCGCATTTGCCGAAGTAGCAAACCACGTTAAAAATGAATCTGAAAGATGATCTGCTTGTTTTACTCGGCTGGAGCTGCCCGTATTGTGGAAATCCAACTAAACTCGTTGACGACTCACAAATCTACGGGCGCTCCTATGGAACCAAGTGCTACATCTGTGAGCCTTGCGGCGCATGGGTCGGATGCCACAAGAATTCAGACAAAGCCCTCGGCCGAGTTGCCAATAAGGAACTCCGACAACTGAAGCATCAGGCACATGAGGCTTTTGACCCAATTTGGAAAGAGGGCTATCTGCCACGGACTGCGGCCTACGAGGTTTTGTCAACCGCTTTCCGATTGCCAAAGGAGCAGACTCACATCGGAATGTTCGATGAGGAGTTGTGCCGCAAAGTAATCAGATTGTCAAACATAATTCTTAAATACGTCAGACAAAATGGCTAAACAAATTGAAGCAGGCAAATTTCTCGTCATCGAATGTACCGCCGGTGAACTGATGGATGCCATCGGCTCTGACATCTGCATCTGCGACTGGTGCGATCGTCCCTGCCTCCCTTCGGACAAAGGTTGCTATATTGCCGTCCTCAATCATTGGTACTGTAAGAAGTGCTATGAAGAGTGGGTGGCCCGTGCCGAATGGTATCCCGAAGATGCCGATGTGGAGCGTAGGAATTTCAACTTCTACGCCCCTCGCCTCGGAGTCAAATGTCAGTAAATGTTAAGGTGTAAAATCTTGATAAAATGGTGTTTAATCTGTTTGCATCCCTTGTCAATCTGCCTTAACTTTACAGGTGAAATGAAACATAAGTCAAACCAATAAAACCCATTCACATGGAAGAAACAACTCCCAAACTCGTCTCCTACATGAGCGAGAACATCAACGAAATCAGCGCAGCTCTCTCTGCCTTTCAGGGCAGTGTCGAGCAGCCCAAACTCGAAAAAGAGGTCAAGGTCAAGACCAAGACCGGCGGTTCCTACTCATTCAAGTACGCAGACCTCTGCGCGTGTGTGAAAGCCGCCACCCCGGCTCTCAAAGCCAACGGTCTCTCCGTCTGCCAGCTCATCAGCGAGGGCAAGCTCGTAACCATCCTCTCGCACAAGAGCGGCCAGTGGTTCAAGAGCGAACTGTTGCTCCCCAATCAGACATCCGACTATCAGGCTTATGGCTCCGCCATTACCTACCTGAAGCGTTACTCCTACTGCGCTATTCTCGGCATCGTGGCCGACACCGACGATGATGCCAACCTCGCCTGCGGCAATCAGGCCGAGTTCAAGGACCGAGGCCAGCACTCACAGCAACCTGCCGCAACGTTCACCGGCGCCCAACTTAAAGAGGCCCTTGAGGAACTTGGCCGATGTACCACGGCAGAGCATATCAACGCTCTGTGGCAGAAGTGGAGCAAAACAGTTCCGGCCCTTTGTACCAAAGGCACCGAGTTCTATCAGGCTGTAAGTACCAAATCTCACCCAATTCAAAATCCTGCTAAATGAGCGTAGAACTGATTAAAAGCCCGGTGGAGTTCAATGAGGAGCTCCACCGGTATGCCCTCGGCGATAAGCGACTGATGGGCATCACCGGACTCATTCATTCGGTCCTTGAATTGGGCGTCTATCCCGATGCAAGCGACTTCGTAAAGAATACTGCTATCCCCAGGGCCGGCCAGTATGGTTCATCCGTCCACAAAGCCATTGAGCTGTATGATGACCTCGGCATCAAGGAAACCACATACCCCAATACCTTCGGCGATGAAGATTGGGACGTGAGTCGTGAACTTGAAAGTTACATCCGTCACCGTCAGGGTTTCATTCCTCTTGCCAACGAGTACACAGTCAGCGACAATTTCCAATACGCATCTCAGATAGACAACGTATGGATCCGCGAGAGCACCGGCGGCATTTGGTTGGCCGACACCAAGACCAACAACCTCAACTACTATCCGCTTGACGGCTACGGATTGCCTAACTACTTCGCCAATCACGCGGACGGTCTGAAAGAATACCTCTCATGGCAGCTCTCTGTGTATGCTTTGTTGTTCGAGAGACAGAACCCCGGATTGAAAGTTGAAGGTTTGTGCGCCAACTGGCTCCGCAAGGGTGAGGCGGCTTTCTGGATTATCGAGCGCAAACCCGACGATCTCGTTCTTGAACTGCTGAAAGCAGTGTGGTATGAGTCCTTTGACGGCTCAATCGTCTATGAGCATCCCGACCGCAAACTCCTGCATCCTCAACTCGGACAGCGGCCCACAAGCGATGCTGAAAGCATCATGCCGGAAGATATGATTGCTTATGTGACCAAGCTGCTCAAGCAGAAACAGCACATAGACTCCGAACTCGACCGAGTGAAACCATTGATGAGAGAAGCGATGGAGAAGCGAGGTCTCAGAAGTTGGGACAGTGGTCTATTCAAGACAACCCTCGGAGCGGCCTCAATGCGACGGACATTCGATACAAAGAGTTTCGAGAAAGACCATCCCGACTTGGCCGCCCAATATTTCACCCAAAAGGCCGTCAGCGGCTCATTCTCAATAAAACTTAAAGATAACAGCGATGATTAAATTACAAATTTCGGGAGGTGCAATCATTTATTCTATCTCCCAAGTTCAGGAGATACCCTCCAGAAACGGCGGCGATCCGTTCAGAAAGCGTGAGCTGATACTCGATGACTCATGGTCCGACCGCGACGGCGTTGTGCATCCCAATTATGTACTGGTAGAGTTCACCGGCGACAAGATGAGCCTCCTTGACAATTTCCAGCCGGGCCAACGTGTCAACGTCGATGCCTGCGTCAATGGCCGAGAGTACAACGGCCGAGTGTTCACGTCTATCAAG